GATCGGGTGGTTAAAGATTTTATAGGTTGGTGGAATATTCATAATTCAAAATTTAATCCATAAATATTTAAAATTATTTAATTAAATATTTATTTATAGTTCTTTAAGAACCTCGCCATTTTTATAAACCATACATTTAAATGTTTGATTTTTAGGTCTGGCACAAACAACATTATTAGAAGGTTCGGCATTAAAATATAGTAAATCTTCATGTCCTGTAGAATAAAAGGTAATAAACCATAACAATCCTAATATAAAACCAATTAGTGTTCCTAGAGCTACACCACCAAATGTTGTACATCCACCTGTTATTTTAGTTCCCGCGTCTAACACTAGTAATCCGGTAATAAATAGAATCACAGGGTAATTCATACCAGAAATATATTGCATAGGCATATAAAGATATGCTAGTGTAAAGGCAATAAACATACTGTTAAAAGCTGGACTAATATATTCATTAAGATTAAATGGGAACTCAACTAAATTACAATAAGATGGAATTAATTTTTCTGATTTAACCTTTAATGTATTTAAAATAAACAAATTGATTAAACATGCTATTAAAATACCTCCTAAATAGACCATACCTTTAATATCTGAGTTAAATAATGATATCATTACAAGACAGAATGCTAACAATATAGGAGATATTGCCGCAAAAAACTGTAATAGATTACTAAAACTTAATTGCATTGCCATTATATATATTATATAGTCAGAATTATTCTACAAAAATCAATTGTAAAACTTGATGAATATTTTCTACGGGATGAAAAACAATGCCTTCAACAAAATCTGTTTCACCATATTTTTCCATAAATTTTTTATAATCCGTTTCATTTTCTTTTGGAAAAATAAATTCTTTCACTCCTCCTTTAATACCACCCAATATTTTTAAATCTAATCCACCGATAGCAGTTACACAACCTTGTAAATTAATTTCACCCGTAATAGCGAGAGTATTTTTAATCGGTCTGTTAGTTAACAAACTATATAATACACATGTAATAGCGGTTCCTGCACTAGGTCCATCTTTTGGGACAGCACCTTCTGGGCAATGAATATGAATTCCTTGTATTTTGGTATCATCAAATTCTTTAACATGTTTTCTCATAACATTTCTCTCTACGAGTGAAGTAGCCAATGTTTTAGCTACAGTCATTGATTCTTTCATAACATCTCCTTGTAATCCGGTTAATTTAAGTTCCATAAAGGTATTTGAAGGGAATAATTTAGCTTCAATTGGAATAATACCACCTTGACCCATACCATTTGCCCATAAACCATTAATAACCCCAGCAACTGGTCCAATAGGAATTTTCTTTTCAATCATTTCATTTTTTTCTTTTAAATATTTAAATTTAATATCATCATTGGAAATGGTGATTGGTAATTCAATACTATTATAATCTTTTAAACAAGAAAGATTGATCTCTCCTATAATTTCAAATAATAATTCTTTAAATTTTCTAATACCTGGTTCATTAGTATACTTTTCTATAATATAAATAATATTTTCATCGGAAATTTCTATACAATTTTCTACACCCATTTTTTTAAATATTTCGGGTAACATATGTTTTCGGGTAATAATTAATTTATCCTCTAATGTCAAATGTTCGAATTTAATTCTATGAATTCTATCTAATAAAATTTTATCAATCGCACTGGCATCATTATAAGAAAATACAAATAATGCTTTGGATAGGTCTAAGTCGATTCCATTAAAATATTTATCTTGAAAAGAGTCGTTTTGTGTGCCGTCTATTAAATGAGTTAATATTCCAATAATTTCCTTACCGTGTTCAGTTTTACTAACCTTGTCCAATTCATCAATAAAAATGATTGGATTCATACACTTATGTTTAATCAAAATATCAACTATTTTACCCCATTCAGAGCCAACATATGTATAATTATGACCATTTAATGTGCTACCATTGTCCTGTCCTCCTATAGCTATAAATGAAAATGGTCGTGATTCTCCATTATCATCAGTTAAACACATAGCCAGTCCTTTCTTAGCGAAACTAGTTTTGCCTACACCTGGAGGACCTTCAAATCCAAAACAATATCCACTTTGTTCTCCATTAATCCATTGAGCAATAATTCTTTCTATTTGGGTTTTAGCTTTGTCATGACCATGAACAGCCTCATTTAAAGTATCATTAACATTATTCATATAAACATTTATATCAGTCCACTTTTTTTCAATAAGTTCAATATCATTTATTATTGATTCGACAAGAGATATATTGGACAAATTTTTTAATTTCGATAACTGTTCAATCAACGTAATATTACTATTATTGTTGATTATAAATTCTTTTATTTCATTTTTCATAAATTCCATTTTTTTACCAGAATGAATTAATTTATTACATTTTATTTTATTTTTTTTTATAATATTATTAATATTACAAATATTAATTATTAAATCATTTCGTTTATCAGGTGTATAATTCAATATTAGATTATCTATTATTTTATTATTAATATTTCCAATATACTCTTTTTTAATAATAGAGCAAGTATTTTTAATCTTAATATTAGTTATATTATCCATATTCACATCAAACTTATTATCTAATTTAGTAACATTTTCGATTAATCTTTTAAATATTGTTTTAATAGTATTCATAACTGTTAAAATCCATTCTTCTTTATTAATTCCAAAAGGTATTTTTAATAAACCTTCTAAGTAACTTCTGGCCTTTGAACCAGTATCGTCTGTTTTTGATTTAACTTCTTTTAACTTATTCATAGCTTTTTCCTTTACAGAATCGGAAGCTTTCATTAAACAAATTTGTTGTTCTAATGGAATTTTACTATTATCAAAATTAGATAAATCGTTTGTATAATTAATAGTTTGTTTCATAGCATCTTTGAAAAAACTTTTAACTTTCCAAGGTAAACTATCAAATAATAATGTTTGTTCAGAAGTATCAACATTACCATTACTATCATTAGATAGCAAATCATATAACAAATAGGCTAGATATTGGTATTCATGTTCGTCTGATTTTAATAATAATTGGATTAAAGTATTTCTTTGACCATATAATTCACTATTAATAAATTCTTTAACAACTTGTGATATGGTTTTTTGCTTAATTAACAGTATTTGACTTAAATAACCCTGAAACTTTTTAATCAATTCAGGTGTAGAATAAACTATTAATTCCTTCAATGTTAAAGAATCAACAAATCTATGAAACATATTCACATCATATTCACTATACAATTTAGAGTCTTTAATTAATGATTCTATTTTATTATTTAAATGGTCGTTATCAATACATGTTGTTAATAAATCGTCAACTAATCCAGAAATTATTATCGTTTTTCTATCTTTTTCACTATGAATCGCCATTTTAATACCATAAACCTTTGCTTGAAAGGTATCATTCGTTCTACACAAATCAAAACAATCTAAATTATTTGATTTTTCCACAATAACAAAATCTTCAACAATTTTATTCTTCTCAATTATCTTATCAGAATAATTTTTTCTATCACTTTTCCAGATCATTGTTTTAAAATTAATAGGATGAAAGTGTTTTTCAATGAGAGAATATTTATCTTTATCCCAATTAATGCCACTTAAATAACTATCTCCTAATACTACATTTAATAAATCATGAACATTTTCAGTTCCATATAATTTAAAAACCTGATGTAAATCATTTCTAATAACTTCGATATTAGCTTTTATCTTTGAAATATTTGTTTTACTTTTTAATAAAATTTTATTATTAGATAATTCTCTATATAAATTTTCTAATTGTTGCGTTCCTTGGTTTAATTCGTTTGCTCCAATAATATCTAATTGTTTATATTTTTGTATTGATATCAAAGTTTTTTGTATTAATTCATGAAAATATTGTATCTGCGTATTCAGTATCCGCTGTGTATCTTTGGGTGATATATTTGATTCCACTATATCACTATTTTGATAAATAACAATATTTTTCATTAGTATAGTATAATGATTTAATTTATTTTATAATACTTCCTTATTATTTTATATATTTCTAAATAATACTCTGTTCAAATATAATGATTTTAAAACTATATTAAAAAACTAACTATAAATAGTATAATGGGTATACCTTCTTACTTCTCATATATAATTAAAAATTATCCGAATATTTTAAAGAAGTTTCAAAAAAATTTTTCACGAAAAGAGATTTTATTTAATAATCTTTTTTTAGATAGCAATTCTATTATATACGATTCAATGCGAGAAATTGAATATAAGAATAATAATGATTTTGAGCGTAAATTAATTAATGCTGTATGTAAAAAAATAGAAGATTATATACAGCAAATCTCTCCAAATCAAGTGGTATATATAGCATTTGATGGAGTTGCTCCTGTTGCCAAATTAAATCAACAGAAAAATAGAAGATATAAGTCTTGGTTTATTAATAATTATGACTCGAATGATAATAACAAATGGGATAGTACCGCTATCACACCAGGAACAGAATTTATGAACAAATTAAATTTACAAATTAAATATCATTTTAGAACACCAACTCCTTATAAAGTTAAACAGATTATAGTTAGTGGAAGTGATCAGCCTGGTGAAGGAGAACATAAAATTTTTGAATATATTCGAGATAATTCAATAAATTTATTAAATGATAAAACTGTTATTTATGGATTAGATGCTGATCTTATTATGTTAACAATTAATCATTTACAATATAATAATAATATGTATTTATTTCGTGAAACACCAGATTTTATTAAAAGTATTGATAAATCATTGGATCCGAATTGTCTATATATGATTGATATCCCACAATTTAAAGATAATATGGTTTTGTATTTAAATAATGATATTGAGCCTAAAACCACTATTGAAAAAAATAGGGTTTTTGATTATATATTCCTATGTTTTTTATTAGGAAATGATTTTTTACCTCATTTTCCAGCTTTAAATATTAGAAATAATGGTATGGACATTGTACTAGAAACATATAGAAATGTAATAGGTAACAAATGTAAAAATCTGGTTAATAATAATAAAATTATTTGGAAAAATGTGAGATTATTAATACAGGAATTAGGAAAAAATGAGCAAGATAACATAATACAAGAATACAAAATTAGAAATAAAATGGAAAAGCGTAATATTCCATTTGACGATAAAACAAGTAAATTCGATAAAGAAATGTTATATGCTCCTTCAAAAGAAAGACAAGTAGAAAAATATATTAACCCATTTGATGATTATTGGGAAGCTAGATATT